ACGGCCACAGCAACCAAGTTGCCTAGATTGCCACCGATAGCCGCAAGAATGGCTTCAGAGCCTATAGGTGGGAACGAACTGCAACCGTAGTTTTGAAAGCGCTCGATGTCATCAACAGATTCATCCGCGTGCATCTTAAGCTGCAAGTTTTGGCGCTGTAAATCTTCAACCACGCCAGACACTACAGCGCGAGTAATGGCACCTGTAATGCGGCGTTTAATAGGGGCAAGCAATCGTTCAATATAACGTTGAGTTACCATTGACCACCGCCTAATGTCGTTTGCTTTTCAACTTCCGCAGGGATGTCAAACGCTTCTGGTTTCACCACACTGACCACAGCCAGACGACCTGAATCATCTTCGCTAAACATGATCGAGGCAATCAGCATATCTTCATCCAAACCCACTATTTCATCTTGAACTGGCACTACCGTATTGAAGTTCCATAGCTTGCCCGTTTGCGGGATTCGCCACCCTGTCACCGTGTACTCAGCACCATTAGAGGTAGCAATGCTACGCTGGCGCTCCCACTGGCCGCGCTTGGCTGCACCTTCCGCAGTGGTGATTTCTTCGTTGATAACAATCATTGGACGATAGCGGTTAATATCTGCATCTTTAACTTCGGCTTTGATTCCAACAACATTAGAAGGTTCAGCGCCATCCCAGCGTTCAAACGAAGGCCCGACAGCCTTAACCGTAAAGCTACTAAAACGCTGACGCCAGCTGAAGCGCCCACGCGCAGCTTTCACATTCTCACCAAGAATTAAAGACACACCCGCACGCTCTGTACTTCTACGCACGATCACAAGATTGCCAAACGTGTCACTGGTTAGCAGCACACCACGCTGACGCGCTAGACGAGCAAGCAGCTCATGCGGCGTTTCACCTTGCTCGATTTGAATACGAGGGAACGCCGCGCCCACATCGGTATTCACGATCACTTTGATACCGAAAGGCTTACACACCACGTTAGCAATCTGAGTTAACGTTTGATTCTTGAACTGCCCTGAAGGGTAGTCAATCGAGCAATCCACTAGGTCAGAGGTTTTGTCTCGGCCACTCACCGATATCATCACCTGGTTTGCATCGTAGCTAGGCACCCAATCATCCACATAGCCTGTAATCACGCGCTCACCACCAATTTCAATCACACAAGGTTGCCCTTGCTGAATCGGCTCCATGAAGGCTTTGTATTTATCGTCAGAGCCTTGCCACTTCCAAGTCAGTTCTAAATCAAATGAACCAGACATCGCATTGATTGAGCGAGTCACACTGACCTTAGTCCAGCCACCGTAAACATTACCGCCAGCTTTCAATACAATTTCATCTAACTGCTTTGTCATGAGCTAATCACCTCAATGGAATCTGAAGGCAAGATAAAAGACGGATTAGACAGGCCATTACGACGCACAATGCTCTGGCGCGTTTCAGTGTCGCCGTTCCTTTGCCATGCAACCAAAGAAACAGGCACCGTACTGGTGGGCGTGTAAATACTTAACTGAGGCAGCAACTCGGCTCTTGCTCTAGTATCCGCCAGCACCGCTTGACGCAGCACACGAAACTGACGCCACACAGCAGAGTCACCAAGTTCAACGGCGTTCGCAGAAAGCTCCGCTAACTCATTGGCAATGTCATACCCAATCTTCTTGTACTGCTCACCCGTTAATACGGCTTTACGGTCAGCACCTGAAAGGCTATTAATCGACTCATCGGTATCAATCAAATCAACACCAATATCCGCATCACCCATTGCAGAAGCCTTAGATACAGTTGCTGAATTCATAATCAAACGCTTGTACGCATCGGCATTATTTAGCACGGCTTGCTGCTTCACAGGGTCAGCTACACTAGGCACCGAACTTGCGAAGCCATCAGCACTATCGATGTTACGACTTAAACCACCAGTAACAGCCAGTTCAGCTCGCATACCATCCCAACGGTTTTGCACGTTCTGGTAAACATCGAGGGCGCGAATAGGGTCAGTCACCACGCCTTTCACGTCTTCCAATAGGCCCATGGTTTCACGCGCTAATTCACCAGGGTAGGCCAATAGGTTGCCAATGGAATCTTTGGTACGCATAAGGCGATCTGTCCACTCACGCAGCTCACTGGGTAGTGATGGCAAACCACGAGTGAATTCATCTAAGTCATCTAAGAACTGATCAACCATATCGCCCACACCTTCCGTGGCCGTCTCATCAAATTCTTTTTCAAAGGCATCGTTAGCCGCATCTTGTGACTTGGTTGACTCACCTTGCACCTGGCTTGCGGTATCGCGCTTTGAATTCGGGAATAGGTTTCACCTTGTTCAAACACCTCAAAGCTAAACGTGGCTAAGCCGTCTGTTTTATTGACTAACTTAAAGCTGCCTTTACCAACCTGAACTTTACGAACGCCAAACCAAGGGTGAATCAGTTCACACGGCCCTGGTGTATTAATCGCTTCAATGATTTGCTGTAGCTTCTCAAAGTAGCCATCACCCACAGTGCGGCCATTAATCATTTCTTGTTGAAGCACTTTACCGTTATCTTCGGTATAGCCTTGTTCACGCTTAGGGTAAGCATGAGGGATAGCACGGCGACCAAAGTCACCACTTGCATCATCTAGGAAAAATTCCACACCACGAATAGAGGCGGTTAAACGATCTTCAAATGCCATTTAAAGCCCCTTTAATTTGCGCCCGTATCTGGGTCGATTTGAATAGTTGGTGAAGAGGAAGTGACCTTTGTTGTGATGCGGTCATCACTAACTGAGACATCTACGTTTATATTCCCCCCCGTGTTAGAAGACAAATATGGATTGTTGACCGTCCCTTCATTACTTGAACTCGACGAGAACCAACTTTTGAAGTCGTCTACCACATCCATCAATCCAGCCGAAACAGGGAAACCTTCAGGCATTTGACTTCTATCAACTTCAGATTGGCGACGAACATTAATAGGAGAGAAGTCAGGAATGATAGAAAGTCCATAACCTACAGTGGTCGCAGCTGCTAAATTAGAAAGGCTCATAAACCTAGACTTAGATGGCTTACCTCCTTTAGGGCTTTTCCCATCAGGAAGATCACCACCTAGACCACCCATGCCACCACCTGGCATGTTTACAACAAACACTGGCATCGCGCCTAAGTCTTGAAACCCACCTTTACCGCCTGCACCAGGAACGCCACCTTTACCAAATACGGTCTTAACCGAAGCATCAATGTCTAATCCTTTTTTAGCCGCAACCAAACCACCGACAACCCATAGTGCAGTCTCACCCCACTTCAACCAGTTTTGAATGGTTTCATCATCAACACTGTTAATAGCATCAGCGAGTTCTTGAATTGGTTCAGCCAGCCTTTGATTGGCAAATTTATTGAATGAGTTATTCAGAGAGGTCATTGCACTATTTAACGTGGCGGCATTCTTAGCAGCCGCTTCTTGCGTTGCCCCTAGCTCACCAGTACCAGAAGTCATTTGTAGAAGAAGATCTTTGTTCTCTTGAGAATAAATAGAAGACAGACCCTGCAATGAAGTCTGGTCGAATACATCGCCTAACTTTAACGGGTCATTTTTTGCCGCTTCTAACACTTCCAGCAGTAGTTCTACTGGCTCTCGTAATTCTTTAGTGCCTTCTTTAAATACAGCGATGCCTTGTTTGTCTAGAAACTCAACTTTCTTTTTGTCTGAGAAAGTGGCGAACACGGCTTGAATAGATGTTAGTGATTCGTTGGCGTTACCTTTTGCCTTTGCAAACAACTGAACAAGGGCAGACATTTGTGTAATCGCTTCAGGGCCTTTGGCTTGATAGGTAGCAAAAAGCTGCTCTGATATCCCTGCCAAATCCTTAACGCTCACACTACCAATGGCGAACTGGCCGTACAGTTCATCAATGGTTTTCATTACAGCTTCTGAATCACGAATACCTTTCTCTCGGAACTGAGCAAACAACGCACCTGTCGATTCAGCATCAGCGCCAAAGGCTTGCATGAACACACCCATGTTCTCTAGATTGTCCATTACGAATTCAAGATCACCTGTCTTGCCAAGTAAGGTATCAACGCCTGTAGCGAGAGTGGTTGTATCGATACGAATATCGGCTTGAGTAGAAAAGTCTTCAATAGATTGGGTCAGCACATCCACTTGGTCGCTCGACAGTTTGGCATTGGTGCCAATACGAACCATCTGAGCATCAAACGCTGCTACATTACGAACAGTAGCACCAGTGACAAAGGTTGCCGCCAGACCCACATAGCGATTACCTAAAGCATCGATACCCCGACCAGCTGCGGCGGTCGAGGTTTTAACGAGTGTCATGGCTTTTTGGTTTTTCTTGGCGAACTCACCCATCGAATTACCATACTGACGCGCCTTAGCCGCTAGGTTGCCTGCAAGGTTTAAGACAATATCGGTTTCAAGTTTCTGTGCCATTGGATTGTTCTCTTAGTTTTCGATAGGTTTTGAGTAGTCGCCGCAAAGGCATGGCAGTGGTGACGCTTAACGGAATCTTTGAACACATCGCAAGTTGCAAGTTTTCACAGACTTCCGG